ATTGACATTTATTTTGTCCCATTTGATTCTTACGGAAAAACCATTGCAGAAAATACGATTTTTTTTAATGTCCGTGGCCACAGTATCCTCCGCGTCATCAATATAAGCTAATTTATTTGTATAGGCTCTCCGGTATGTCATCGGACCACAGAGACCGTCTGGGTTTAGATCGTGTAACTTCTGGAATTCCTTAATGTTGTTTATCAAGACACCATCAAATTTTGTAGCGCCGAACCAGGAAGGATCCCAGCTGTATTTTTTTGCAGATCTCTTGTTATATCGTAGTTTAAACCAATTCATCTTCTTTTAAATAATTATGTCAGCGATCCCTAAATCAACCGCTTCTTCTGCATCAAGATAAACATTTATTTTTTTATCCATTAATTTTTTAATATACTTTTCAGTCATATTTGTTTCTTTTGCCAATGCTTTAACATATTGTCTTTGGGTAAATTTAGCTTCCTCCATTTCATTTTCTAAATCGTCTAAGTGCCCGGCTTGGCCCGACATCACACCATGAATCATAACACGGCAGCTTGCGCCAATTCGACGCTCGCCTTTTGTCCCCGATGCCAGTAAGAGGACGCCGGCAGACATTACCTTGCCAAGTCCGAATGTTCGAACAAAACACTCTTCACGAACATATCTTATAGCGTCATACACAGCAAACATATCCGCTGCTGAGCCGCCATACGTTGATATATAAAAATCAATAGGTTCATAAGTGGTGATTACTTCTGAATCTGTGCTTTCCGGGTCTTCAAGAATTTCTTTTTTGCCGGTTTCTTTTAAAACAATCAAAGAAAATAAAGCCTCGGAACACTTATCCTCGTTAATAGTACCATAAATACCCGTTGCCCTGATTTTAGGAGCTTCTTGGGAGGTTAACGAGCTTATATCAAGCATCAACGGAGAACCACATTCTTCTTCCGGGGTCGGACATTCTTCTTTTGTCTCTTCCTTCGAATCTTGCTTTTTCTTCTTTCTTTGTGTAAACATTTTATTCCCTATTGTGCTTTTCAATTAAATTGACTGCTTGTTCCCAATTTTTAAATTTTAGGGTTTGTCGGAGCTTTGGTGGGGCCATCCCTATTAAAGTTTGTATGACAAGAAAACGCCATATTTCTATTGACCGGTTGTTGGTATCCATTAAAATATTAATTTCTTCCTCGGAAGTGCCGGTGTCTTTTAGAATATTATAGCGGTATTCGTTTAAAAATTTAACCTCTTTATCCGCCAAGTAAATTATATTGAGTAACGATAACAAAGCAGCGTTATATAAAACTATCAGATTGCCGTGACGGAGCAACCTAGAAACCAGCTGGTAAGAGAACGCTCCAAAACAATACCATAAAAAAACTTCCCATCCATTTGTTTCCATTTAAACCTCATTTTGAAAAAGAAAAACCCGCTATAAATATAGCGGGTTTTTTTAAAAAGTCAAGAGTCATTTTTGTACTATTTATCGTCGCGCTTCGCGGAGTAACCGAAGAGCAACTCTCTTGGTTACTTCATCAATTAGCTCATCTTCCATAGCAGGCTCTTCTTCACCCTCCATGCCGGGTTCCTCGATGTCGGCGTCCTCGGGTTCGAGGTCAGGCCCTAAATCTTCTTCTTCGTCGCCGGGCAGTTCTTCTACCTCGACGTCAAAATCAATGTCATGTTCTTGTGCGTAATCCTCAACCTTGCCAGATATCCAATCTAAAAAGTCTGCCAGGCTCTCACCAGAAACTTCGTCTTCAGGCTCATCCATATCTTCAGGCTCATCCATATCTTCAGGCTCATCCATGCCTTCAGGCTCATCCATGCCTTCAGGCTCATCCATATCTTCAGGTTCATCCAGCTCAGGGGGCTCTAAATCGTGAGCTTCATCAACATCAGTGGCGGATTCGTCAACTTCATCTAAATCAGTTTCATCGATAAAGTTTTCACTTAGATTTTTAATACCGGCCAGGTTCATAAAGCGACGAGTTTTTTGTTCGTTAAGTAGACGTTTTTTCATTTTATTTGACTCCTTGAGACTTTTCAACGTATCGTTACGTGCTAAAAACACAAATAATTTTACTACTCTAAATAGTCTTGAGATTTGTGATTTTACCTAATTTTTTTATTGCTTTGTCTTCTATCTGTTTGACCCTAACAAAACTAACGCCCAATCTTTTGGCTACTTCACGCAAGGTCATCCCCCCCGCAGCTGCGACGGCTTCGTGAATACAGTTAAATTCTTCTTCACTGTCGATCCACGCTCGACATTCACAGACAGGGCACGAGACGTCTAATTCAATACATTTATCTAAACACTTCATAGAGCTGGGCCTTCTTCTTCAACAAGATCGAATATATCTTCAATTTCCTTTTCGTCAATACTAAATTGTTTTTTCAATTCTTTTCCTTTATCAATTAATTTACGAACTTTTTTAATTTTATGTTTTCCTCGCATTTTATACTTTTCTTGAAATTTGTTAAGATAATTTAATATGTCTTCATCATTTTCTAAATAGCCAGACATCATAACTCTAAAAAAAGTACTCTGCGTCATGCCGTCATGCTGTAATTTAATACGCAAATCAGCTTGGCGTTTCTCTGTGTCATAAAACATAAACTTCTTTCTCTCGCGAGGATCAGGAACTGTAGGATCTTTCATTCCGTCGGACCCTTCACGTCCATTTCGAATGGCCCAATTGAAGGATCATACGTGTCTTCCCAGCACCCAGAAGCATCATTTTTATCAATATGATAAAGACCATGTTCGCCTTCTTTCTTATCGAAACAACAGCTGCATGGAGGCCAAGTTCTTGGAGGTTTTGGCTGCGAGAAGGCCGGCCCTCGGGAACATTCTTGTTCGCCTATTGAACCATTCGGACAAATACACTGGCGTTCTTCCCACAGATCACACTCGTAAATTCTCCCTGTCTCACAGCTATATAAAAACACCATCATTAATAAAATTATTTTTTTCATCATCTCCTCATAGCGTGTGTTGAACTTTCGAGCTGGCCGGCAGATGTTTGGCGAATAAACTTAGATTTGGCTTGCAGTTCCTTCAAATTCCGTGCACCAGAATAACTAAATCCACTCCTAATACCACCAGAAAGATTATTAAGTATAGAAGCAACCTTCCCTTTATAAGGCACGGTTGTGGATATTCCTTCTGGAGTTGAGGCTTTCCCTCTCCAGTCTTCTTGTGCTTTCGCTGATGCCATTCCTCTGTAGACTTTATATTTCTTTCCTTTGCTTGACGTAAAAACATTTCCTGGTGTCTCCTTTGTACCTGCGAATAAAGATCCAACCATAACAAAATCTGCGCCGAGGGCCAGAGCTTTAACAATATCGCCGCTAGTTTTAATTCCTCCATCGGCAATAATTTTTGCTGAATGTGGTGTTCTAGCACACTCCATAATACTTTGCAAAGTTGGGATGCCGTGTCCCGAAACCAATCTAGTGGAACATATACTACCGCCGCCGATTCCAACACGAATACTATCTGCTCCCCACTCTGCGAGAGCGTTGAACCCTTCTAACGTCGCAACATTTCCAGCCATGATGTGCGCCCTTCGTCCATAATTGTCTTTTAAGGTTTTGATAGCGCGCTCCATTGCTATATGATGACCATGGGCGATGTCGATACATAATATTTTTACACCAAGATGCACCATTCTCTCGGCACGGTCGATGTAATCACCGGTGGCGCCAATGGCGACATCAACTGGAATAGTGGAATTTTTCTCTCGGATCCTCTTAACGATGTCGGCTTGTTCGTTAATTGAATTATACCTATGTACAATGCCGAAGGCGTCGGCGCTGTGAAGTGCAACGGCCATGGTTTCCTCTGTCACCGTGTCCATTGGGCTAGAAATTACTGGCAGTTTAAATCTATGTTTATCGTCTAAACTGCTCCCAATATCAACCTGCGCTCTGCTTGCAATATCACTATATTGCGGCACCAACAAAACATCATCAAAGGATAAACTTTCTCTAAAATCTTGTTGGATCATTATTTTTCTTTACTCTGTATTGCCGAAATAGAAGGCGATGGTTGTGAATTAAAAATTACAACTGCTGAAGGAAAAGGTGCTGAATTACTTGAATCACCAAATTTTAATCTTCCTTTCACAAATCTAATTTCCTGTGCCTTCATAACATAGTTATGCCAATACTTCGTGTCTGTTCTAGATGGGATAAGCATGACAACTTTTGTGTTATTCTTTAAGGATTCTTCGTATCCTTTTTTAATCCAGTACTGAATCCTTCTTCCATATGGAGGATTACAGAATACAGTATTACCAGACCAATCTTGTTTTAGACTGTTATCCTTCAAAGAATAATATTTTTCACATTTAGTATTTTCCTTCGACGCGCAGGCGTCCAACGTAAATGGGCCTAATTCTTCATTTAATTTGTCATAAAAATCTTGTGGTGTAGACCAACTTAGTTTCCCTGAAGCAAACATTAATTCTGTTGTTTCGTTATTCATTGCTATTCCTTAAATTGTTTAAATGTCTTTTAAGATACCAAATAGCTTTTTCAATATCTTGAATGGAATCGCCTTTACGTTGGTGTCTCGCAATATATTTAACCGCATTTCCGTCGTTAAAACCAAGCTTCCAATCTTCAATGGCATCGATAACTTCGATTTTGCCAACGTTATAGTGTGCGGGACTATCGACTTTTTCATTATCACACCTTTTGCATCCTTTTTTATTTTTCATGATTTTCTCCTGTTTATCAAACCACTTCGCCACCTTTGCTGATGATGTTTCATCAACAGTTGGGGTATCAAACCCCATATCGTGAGCTGCCAGCGGTGTATTCTCAAAAGGGTCTATTTTGCTCATTCTCCTGTACTCCCCAAAGCTCCTTCGCCTCGATTTGAAATTGTGATTGGATACCAATTATAAAGATTACCAGTATTAGTTTCCAATGCTCGGAACGGAACGACGGGTACCAAGACAATTTGCGCTATTTTCTCGCCCGGGTCAACATGTTGTTTCTCAGTGCCTATATTGTGAAGATCTATAAAGACTTCCCCGTCATAACCACTATCTACACAGTGTGCTCCAACGATAAGACCGCGTTTCGCGGCCATGCTGGAGCGGTTCATGACTTGGAGCATGTATCCATGCGGGACACCGAAGCGCAAACCTGTAGAAAACAAAGCACTCCCACCCGGTTTAAGAGTCACTGTTTCTGAACAGTCGCTTGGGTTATAAAATACATCTAAACCTGCGTCACTAGGATTTGCTCTTGCCGGGGGTTTCGCCCCTTCTCTTACTCTAGCATATTCAAGAATCATTTTTTTCCTCCAAATGTTTTTTAAAATCTTCTATAATTGTTTTTGCTTTGTCCCAGCATTCGGGACAGTACAAGTTAACTTTTTCTTCTTGTTCTCTAACGACAACAGACCAGGACATAACCTGTTCTCTATTTTTTTTGTCAAAAGATTTATCGCACGTCATACATGCATCACCTAATTCGCCGAAGAGAGCAACTTTTATTGCAAGCTCTTTTTCAGCCTTCTTTTTTTTGTTTCGTTTAATTTTACGAGATGCGTTACCCACTATAAGCTCCTTATTCTATTTATTAACCTAAAAGTCTAAAATTATGCTTTATTGACTTCGTGGAAAAACCCCAGGCAGGATCATAATCCAATTTTGCCATGTATGGCCTGTTAATATGAAGTTTGTCTTTACCTTCTTTTACGCCCCAACATCTGATACTTGTAACTGTTGAGGTACTATCGATAACTCTGAGGATCCAATATGTTCTTCCCGTCTTTGTTTTCTTTGAAAGTATTTCTCGTGGAATAAACCATACAACATTACCAAGTTCTGGATCTCTGGCGCCTAGAGGCGGGACCATATAATGTTCCAAACGATCGCGGACATCACGTGTCATAACAAGGCTGATTGGAAAAATACCTGTAAGTGAAGAGATGTTTTCAATCTTTTCCTCGTCTGTGTATTCTCCCTCTGGTCTATACAGTTCTATGTTTTCATATAGTTTTTTCTTATTCTTCGGGCGATCTGCGATACATGATGCCCAGAGATGTTTCATCCCTGTAAAATTCTCATCAAGTAAATCTCTCATGGCGCCACAACGACAAAGAACATCCATCGCTTTTTTATTAAACTTTGAATATACAATATCCTCGTTAAACAATAAATCTTCAGCGTTGTTAAAAGGCCGGTTATTAATAATTTGTTCGATGGCTTTATCGCCCAAACCTTTAATCGAACTT